AAGACCGCCTGGATTCTCGTGGCCGCCGTCGCCGGGCTTCTGGTCAACACCGCCTGGGGCGTCCTGATCGGGCATGCGGCGCGGATGGCGGCGCAGTAATTTCCACATGAGGGGCGCGACTCATGACAAAAACGCGCGACATTTTGTCAAAACCTCGCGGCGGCTTACCCGGCCGCCGATATGCCCCGCAGGCCAGATTAGCCGGGGAGAACGGATAAACGAGCGCCTCTTTTTCGGAAGGCAAGTCATTCGCCTGAGCCTTGGCCGGGGGAAACCGTCGTCAAGCCCCGTGACAACAATCGGCGGGTGCAAGGCAGGCTCGATATTTCGCGAGGGAGAGGCGGGGATTATGGCCGGACTGTGGGTTTCTACGGGGGGGGTGTTTTAAGCGATGAGCGTCAAGAGCGGTAGATTATCCCCGAAACAGGCCAAGTTTGTTGAGGAATACATAAAAGACCTCAACGCTACGCAAGCGGCTATCCGTGCGAAGTATAGCAAGTCAGGGGCTGAAGTTAGAGGCTCAGAGTTATTAAGTAATCGTAAGGTTGCCGCAGCCATCCGGAAACAAATGGAAAAGCGCTCTAAGCGCACAGAGATAACCCAAGACCGCGTCCTGCAGGAGTATGCAAAACTCGCCTTTCTCGATCCCCGGGCCTTCTATGATGAGAACGGGCAATTGATTGATATTCATAAGCTTCCAGCCGACGTTGCCGCCTGTCTGGCTGGGATGGATGTAGCTTACGAGAAGGATGAGGACGGGAAAGTCACGCAGGTGCGCAAGATAAAATTTGCGGACAAGAAATCGGCTTTGGACAGCGTGGCACGGCATCTGGGGATGTTTAACGACAAGCTCTCTCTCGACGCCAAGGTTTCCGTGAGCCTCGCGGAAAAAATGGAACAGGTCATTGAACGTGGAAAGCGCCGAAAAAACGATTGAACATGACCACCCGCTGGAATTCTTGGCGGATCGGTATTTCTGGAACCCAGCAGGGTTCGTGCTTGAGTGCTTTCCGTGGGGCGAGGGCGCACTTGCTGATTGCGAAGGCCCCGACGAATGGCAATGCGCCATCCTGGAGACGATTAAGGATCAGTACAGCCTTGAACAGGCGCTTTCCATCGCCGTCTCTTCGGGCCACGGTATAGGCAAAACGGCGCTTATTTCCTGGATTATCCTGTGGTTCATCTCCACGCGGCCGCATCCGCAGATTGTGGTCACGGCCAACACCAAGTCGCAGCTCGAAAGCAAAACGTGGCGTGAACTCGCCAAATGGCAGGGACATTTCGCTTTCGGCGAACTTTTCGAGTGGTCCGCCACATCGTTCAAACTCAAGGAACACAAAGAAACGTGGTTCGCCACGGCCATTCCTTGGAGCGAACACAACTCTGAGGCTTTCGCGGGGACGCATGAAAAGTACGTTCTGATTATTTTCGATGAGGCGTCCAAAATTGCGGACACGATTTGGGAGGTCGCTGAGGGCGCAATGACCACGCCGGGCGCCATATGGATCGCGTTTGGCAACCCGACGCAGAACACGGGGCGTTTTCGGGAGTGTTTCGGGCGCTTCCGGCATCGCTGGAAGACCTGGCAGATTGATTCGCGCACGGCCAAAATGGCCGACAAGACCAAGATTCAGGAGTGGGTGGACGATTACGGCGAGGATTCCGATTTCGTGCGCATCCGCGTCAGGGGCGTTTTCCCGCGCGCATCGGCCATGCAGTTCATCCCCGGCGATATCGTCGATGCTGCGGCCAAGAAAGCGCACAAAGAGCAGGACTACCGCTTCGCGCCTGTCGTGATTGGTGTGGACATGGCCCGGTATGGCGATGATCAGAGCGTTATTTTCATCCGACAGGGCTTGCAGCACATTTTTATGGAGCGGCACCGCGAGATTGATACGCAAACCATGGCCTCGCGTGTCGGCCTGCTCCAAGACGAGTACAAGGCTGAAGCCATTTTTGTGGATGCTGGTTATGGGCAGGGCGTCATTGACCGGCTGCGGGCGCTTGGGCGCCAGTGCATGGAAATCTATTTCGGCTCGAAGGCTGCGGACGATTCGCAGTACGCCAACAAGCGTGCTGAGATGTGGGGCAGGGTCAAGGACTGGCTCAAGGCTGGCGGCGCGATACCGGATGACCAGGAGCTTAAGGCGGACCTTATAGGGCCGGAATACGGCTTTGACTCCAAGGACAGAATCCTCCTTGAAAAAAAAGAGGACATGAAGAAACGCGGCATCGCTTCGCCTGACGCCGCTGACGCGCTGGCGCTGACATTCGCTGAAGTTGTGGTGGCGAGGAGCGAGAACAGGAAGCCGCGCGAACGGAATTGGCGCACGGCATAACCCTTGGAGAGTCCAGGAGGACTTTATCATGAATATCGTTCGCGAATTAAATTACTCATGCGCATGGAGCAACAATGTCCGAATTCTCCCGACGCATCGACAGTCATGACGAAGAGCAGGCCGTTCTGAAGATCTATCGTCGCGCCTTTCCATCTGAACGAGCCTACTGCGTCCGTCAGATCGACGCGTGGAAATTCAGCGAGGAACATAATCCGAGTTTCGAGGCCTGCATCACGAAGGCCGCTCTTGAGGCGTATGCCCACCTCGGCCTGGGGGGCTGTGAGCTGTCAAGCTCCATGATGGCCAGGCGCTGCGCCGATCTCGCGACCTGCATTCAGGAAGGGATTGACGACCTGATCCACGCCAAGGCCTGTCCCGGGGATAAGAAGCCTGTGATTGGCGAGGCCGTCCTCGGCATCGACGGAGTGAAGCACACGATGGAGTTGCGGGGCTAGCCATGGCGCCAATAGAAAATTATCGCCATGAACCCAAGAAGGTTTTCCACCTTGACATCCCCGCTGTCGAGGCTGAACCGGATGATGCAGGCCACGTCCTGGATTCCCCGGAATCTCTCGCGCGCCGAGACAAGGTTATTGATTGGTGGTGTCAGGCCCGGGACGCGCAGGCGCTGAACCGCATTGAGCAGGCGCTTGACCACGATTACTACGACGGCCTCCAATGGTCTGACGAGGATCGCCGGGTACTCCAGGCGCGCGGACAGGCTGCGCTTGTCTTCAATAAGGTGGCTCCGACAATCAACTGGATTTGCGGAACCGAAAAGAAAACCCGCGTTGATTATCGGGTTGTCCCGCGCGGTCCTGAGGACACGGCTCCCGCCGAAGCCAAGACCAAGCTTCTTAAATACCTTTCCGACGTCAACGGCGTCGGCTTTCATCGCTCGCAGGCTTTCCAGGATGCCGTTATTTCAGGCGTGGGCTGGCTGGAGCATTGCGTGGTCACGGACCAGGAAGATGAACCCGTGCGCGTCAGGTCCGAAGACTGGCGCTGTATCTGGTACGACCATCTTTCCGTGGAGCCCAACCTGTCCGACGCGCGCTACATTTTCAGGGCCAAGTGGATTGATGAGGACATTGCCAGCCTTATGTTCCCTGGCCGAAAAGATCAGGTCCATGAGGCCGCTGTCTATCTTGCCAATCATGCGTGGTCTGATGACGACGAATTCTATTGGCAGCAGAGTAACGCCATCCTTTCCGATGGGCGCCCCGCATCCTCGCACATGTCCAGCGTCGCCGAGTACGCGAACGTGCAGAACCGGCGCACCCGCGTCAAGATCGTCGAGTGCTGGTATCGTGAGCCGATCCAATGCCGTTGCATCAAGGGCAAGCGACTTGGCCCCGAGTCTGGCGCTCTTATTGATGAGAAAGACGGCTTCCATTCTTTCGCCGTAGATAACGGCCTCGCCACGGTTGTGGACGCACGTAAAATGCACGTCCGTTGCGCCATATTCGCGGGCAGCAATCTTCTTTGGGAGGGTCCAAGCCCTTATCGCCACAATCGCTTCCCGTTCGTTCCGGTCTGGTGTTTTCGCCGAAAGCGCGACGGGTCGCCATACGGCATCGTGCGACAACTCCGCGATGTGCAGGACGACTTGAACAAGCGCCGGTCCAAGGCGCTCTACATGCTCTCCACGAACCGGGTGTTTTTCGAGGAAGGGGCGTTCCAGGATCTTGATGCGGCAAGGGATGAGGCGAACGCCGTTGACGGCATGGTCGCGTATGCGAAGGGCTACAAAGTCGAACCTCAGGAACATGCCCAGCTCGCGGAATGGCAGGTCCGCTTAATGGAGCAGGACGCGCAATATCTCCAGGACGCCGCTGGTGTGACGGATGAAAATTTGGGCTTGGAGACGGACGCGAAGTCCGGCAAGGCCATCATGGCTCGTCAGCAGCA